GCGCAGAAGCGGGTAACCGGCGGCGGAAGCTCCACGCGCTTGCTGAACGTGAGAACGGGCAAGCTGAGACAGTCCATCAAGTGGAAGGTCAAGCGCATTAGGAGCGGCGTACAAGCCAGCATACAAGCGGGCGGATCTGCCGGTGGTGCCGTGGTCAAGTATGCTCGCATCCATGAATTGGGCGGTGACATCACCATGAGGCGCGGGAAGGCGCTCAAGAAGCCTATCAGAATACCCAAAAGGCCATACCTGAGACCGGGAAGAGATGCCGGCGCGCGTATCGCTCGACAAGTGATGACGGAAGAATTCCGCAAGTCACTGAGGACGGTGGGTCTTGGGTCTTGAGCGCGCCATATTGACCAGGATCAAAACACAGATCGGCAACGTCAACGGGTCCGGGTCATACACGGCGGATCTGTCTGGTTCCGATCAAATCGTGATCGGTGAATCGTTCGCCCCGCATCGGTTGCCCGGTTGCTACATCTACCCCGACGGAATCACCACGGCGCAGACTGCAGGTCGTACCGTGCTGTCAAGATACGATCGAACCATGAGCGTTCAAATCGAAGCATGGACAGCAGCGACATCCAGCGCACCGGGTACGGCGCTTCTCGACGCGCTCGATCTTCAAGACGACATCATGCGGGCGCTTGAGTCAGATCGAAGCCTGGGCGGCAATGTGCGAGACCTTGAGATATCCGCTTCTGCTTTTGACGGTGGAGAACTCGACAGACCGGGTTTGGGGCTTGCGGTGCTCATGTGCTCTATCAGTTACACTGAAACGGCCGGAGGGTGATCTATGTCGTGGTTTGATTCAGACTATAAGTACCGAGCGGCTATCAGTATTGACAATCACAGCGGCTCGAATTCGATCGAGGCGACTATAACGATCCCGACTGATTGGCCTCAGTTTTGGGACGTGGTTCTGTCGTCCGGCAATGATGCGGTGGTGACTCTAAAGGATGGCGTGACTGTATCCACGTTCAAGCTCTCTGCTTGGGACTACGCGGCGAACACCGGCACGATTCAATTGGACGCATTCGCAGCGTCTACAACGGCCGGCGCGTTGACTTGCTGGCTGTATTGGGGCAAGGCTGGAGCGTCTTCGCTTCAAAGCGCATTCACGCACAGCACGACACCCAAGACCGGCCGGATCGAGATATCGACACCAGGCACCGGTTCAGCGCCTGTTATCGCATGCAGACCGGAAGCACCCGGAGCCACAGCGCCCCGAAGTGAAATCAGCAAAGCATCCACAGAGGATATCTTCGTGTGGTGGGATTTGTCGAAGGTGCTCGAGAAGCGCCGCATTCCATACAACAACAGCAGAGCGGCCGAGAACATTGACAACGCGCGGTATTTAGTACAACGGGCCGGCAGCACGGTAACCGCCATGTCTGACAACGCATCGATCAGGCAAGTCGGCAACATGATCAGAACCACAATCAAGGGCGGCACGAGTGGTCAAAACTCGGTCGCCATTCTCACTATTGTCACCGACGCGGGGAGGGTGCTCGATTTCCGTTGCGCCATCCGGGTCAGTGACGTGACAGAACCCACATAATCCCACCCACGGAGCACACATCATGGCATCAATTTACAACGGAATAGGCGCCTGTATCGGATTCGGAGAAGAGACCTCTACGAATTGGGGTACTGCTGTATCTCGCACACACTGGCGACCGCTTATCTCTTCCAGTCTGACGCGGACTATCGAGAAGGTTCCACGGCCCACGCTACAGATCGGCACTGCGGGCGCTATGCGGCGAAAGCATTATACGTCTGTCGATTCGGCCGGTGGCAGTTTCCAGATTGAGGGTAGCTATTCGTCTATCGGCCTTCTGCTCAAGCATTTGATGGGAACGGTCACGAGAACAGGAAGCGACCCCTACACGCACGCGTACACCATCGCAAACGATGTCCCCGAAGGGCTGACTATCGAGAACACGCGCGGAACCGGTACGAGTGAAGTCTTCGAAGGTTGCCGGCTGAACAGCGGAACCATTGCATGCAGTTCTGGCGGTGTGCTTACCTGCGAATTTGACGTGATTGCTGAGACATCAGCGACACGCGGCACAAGCGGATCGCCCACTTTCGGAACGGATACACCGATTCTACACAGCCACGCGGGACAGATGGCGTTCCATGGTTCCAACTACGATCTGATTGACATGTCTCTGACGGTGAACAACGCGCTGGCGACACGGCAATTCCTCGGGTCTGCTGTGACCGCACAACCGAAGCGATCGGACTTTCAGTCTGTGGAATTGTCCTGTACTGTTGAGGTGGATGATGTGCTCTATGCGGATCTCCTGAGCGATTTTGAGGGCGATGTTTCAATAACATTTACCAACGGGGCGGTATCGTTTACCGTTGAAGTTCAGAACGCCTATCTTTCGGCGGTGTCCGATCCTGTCAGCGATGCCGGAATTATCAAGCAGTCGCTTAGTTTCGTGGGCCAGTCAGACGGCACAAACGAAGGATGCAAGCTGTCAGTTGTCAACGGCTTCACGGATTCAATCAGCAACGGCTAAACCGCTCAACATAGGAAGGGAAACCATGAGCATTCTACACGCAATCAAGAACGCATCAATCGACGAAATAGAAGCGGCCGGACTTTTTTGGCGAGTCCGCCGAATCTGCTCGGCCGATCTTGCAAAAGCGGGGGTGGCATTTTTAGCAGTCGCAACGCCTGAGACAGACAACGAACAGACACCCGAAGAGATAATGAAGCGAGTCACCCCGAAGCAAGCAGGGGAGATGGCCGGACTTCAGGAGGCGACAGTGTGCGCTGGAACCATTGCAGTCGGTGACGGTGAGCAATGGGACGATCTAAAGCTGGTAATTGACCAAAACAAGGAAGACCCCGACAAGGGCGTTCTGTGGGTCGGTGGTTTACCGGCTGGGGTCTCCGATATTTTGTTCGCGCGCATCATGTCATTAAGCACCGACGGTGACGAGGCGGCGGCGCGTCTTGCCGGGTTTCGCGAAAAACGTAGAATTGACGCTCATCCTGGGAGAACTCGGAAAAATGTTCGGAAAGCTGCCACATGAATTGCTGGAACTTGACCCGTTTGAAATGGGCTTGGCGCTTGAGGTATACCGGCAACGTGATGCCACGGCGGCGCAATTGATGGATCGTATCGCCAGCGCCACGGGGATGCCCGTTGTGCCTGTCGTTGTGTTGAAGGGGTGACCGATGGCCGGTGATGTAATCAAGATGGTTCTCAAGGTTGACGACAAGGCCTCAGGCCCCGTCAAAAAGGTAGGAGGTGCCACCGAAAAGGCAGGCAAGCAGGCCAAGAAGGCGCAAACCGACTACGCGCAATTAGCAGGCAAGATCGTGGCGTTCGGGCTTGCGGCGAAGGCTGGTATCGGAGCGGTTAAAGCATTGACTCAAGGGCTTGCTGATAGCCGCAACGAATTAGCAGACACGGCAACGCGGACAGGCATCACGGCGCACACACTCGCCGGCCTCCGGCTTGCTGCTGAGGGCTCGGGGCTGTCGTTAGGTAATCTGTCGGGCTCGCTGGCTTTGTTTCCAAAGCGTATGCGAGACATGCAGGCCGGGATCGGTGAGTCTAAAAAAGCGTTTGAAGAATTGGGCGTATCTGTGCAGAACGCTGACGGGTCGTTGAGGGATGCGGATACTGTACTTAAGGAATCGCTCAAAGCAATCTCTCTGCTTCCAGATGCGACAACCCAAGCGGCTGTAGCAACGGAACTATTCGGCCGATCGGGTACGGCGCTTCTCCAAGCGTTGAGCGGAACCGAATTAGAAGACTTCATCGAGCAGGCTGATAAATTCGGGATTGACATCGGCCCAAATGCAGCAAAGGCGGCGGCGGATTGGCAGCGAGAAATTGCGCAGATGTCTATGGTGTCTGAACGGTCAGCAGGATTGATGGCGGAAGCGTTCGGATTGAACGGCGCCGGGGGTGTTCTCAAGGGTTTAGGCGCGGCGATGCTTACGCTGTCTACGTTGTTCCGTGGCGTAATGGATAATATGCGCGATGTGTTCGGCGTATTCATGGAGAGGATGCAGATCCAATTTTCGTTTTTGCTGAACTTGCTGGGAGCAGCAAAGCAGGCGCTCGGTGGTGATTTTGCGGGGGCGGCTGACACGGCCGGTCAAGCCATGGATCAAATGGGCAGGCGATTCGATGCGCTGGCTGTAACTTCTGAAAAGGTATTTAAGGATTTACTCGGCGGATCTGTGATGGCTGACGCGCTGAAAGCAGGGCGCGAATTTCTTGACACCGAGACAGCGGGCGCTGGGGCCGGCCGTGCGAGCGTTTCGGCGGCAATGACGGTAACACCCCAAGAGTCGCCAGAAAAGGCAGCAGAGAAAGCAAAGAAGCCCGAGAAAGGCGAGAAGCTACCAACAGCCGAAGAGATGGAGGCAGCGATGCGCGCATCTCTTGAAGGCACAGCAGCCAGCCTGAAAGAGTTGGAGCATGTGCTGTACCTGCTGAGCCCGGCCGGACTGGCTGAAGGCATGGTCAACAAGCTCAGTAAACCCATGGAAACAATGACAGCGGCGATGGGCCCGGCCGGTGGGCTGGTGTCGAGCTTGTCGGCTCTCGGTCAGATGGGATCTAAGGCCATAGTCAAAGGAATGAAGGACGCGATCCGGGGCGTTATCACTGCGCTCGTTGAAGTCATTCCGGAACTCATCGTGGAGCTTCCGAGAATGCTGATGCACTTGGTGCCGGAACTGATCGAAGGCCTCGTGATGGCGATCCCTGAGATCTTGCACGCGCTCATCATAGAGTTGCCGGTGGCCTTTGCAAACGGTCTCACTAAATGGTGGCGAAAGGTTTGGGAAACGATTTTGAATGTGTTTAAGCCAGACAAAACACGACGCGAAGCAGCGCGAAAAATTGGCGGCGCCAAGGGTGCGGTCGTCTCAGGCGGCGGCAATGTTGGATCCACAATCGGAGAATTTCTCCGGCCGCTTTTTAAGGGCAAGAAACAGACCGGCGCCGCACACATTGACCGCACAGGGCTGGCCCTTGTTCACCAGGGTGAAGCCATCATTCCGAGCAACGGCGCAAACTCGCAGAGCGTAGCGGGTCGCATGGGCCGAGGCGGTGGTACGAACGTTACAATAAATACGAACGTTGTCGATTCGAACGCAATACGCGGTCTCGGCAAACTACTCGAGAGAGAATTCGGAAGCTTTGGGCGTTCAACGTCGCCAGTGTTCAACAGTCCAACCGGGACCAGCGGGTAACAGATGGCGAATTCTAAGCTCTATTTTTATCCGGCTGGGACCTCATATGGTGGCTTGAGCGTTATCGATTTCGGAGAGACCGTCAGCGATTTACAGATCACACCTTACCGCGTTGTCTCAGATGGCGTCAGCATTGGCGGGCGCTTCTCGCGCACTGCCCGGCGTTCTGGTATGCGCGTGCGGATCGTCCTTGAGCGGTTTACTGACTTTAGGCTGGCTGAGCAGTTCTACAGCCTTCAGAGCCACCTCGAAGCGGGCGGGGGCTTTTCGTTTGCTGTGGATAGCGCTAAGCAGTTTGCGGCGTTTGTGGAGTTAGCTGGCGCTTCTTCTGGTTTTTCGTTTCGGCACGATCTTTTCACGTACGCGCCGCGCATTCTCAGCGAGTACGGCGGGCACGGTTTGGCCGCTGATGATGTGCTGCATATGGAATCGTTTGGGGCTGGCGGTCGTCGTGAAGAGCTTCAATGTCACGCGCACACATCAGAGACCAGCAAGATCGAAACGAAGACCGGCGCCATCTATGACCACCCGCTGCCGTCTATGGTTCGGCATCGTGACTTCTTCCCGTTTCTAATCTGGCCACAGGACCAGATGGGGAGCCCAATTATCACCCACGATCATCGAATCGCGTGGACCGTGGATTTTACAGCGGAAGTGTACCCAGCGCACCTGCTCGCCATGTACAACAAAACCAGCGAAGACGGCGGCAATCTACTGGACGATTCTGGCGCGCGCCCGAATGGGATCACGCTTGATATGTTGGCTCTCGGTCCAGTGAATAACGACTCAAGCGCTCGCACTTTGGAAATTGCAGAGACAGATCCGCTGACTGCCGCAGTCGATAAAATTGAGAAGATCACTTGATGGCGTGGTCTGCTGCCTTTCGTGAACGCTTAATGCTTGGTGGCGAGCCAATGTATGCAGTGGATTTCGAATCGGCCGACTTGCTCGGCGACGGGCTGACGCTTGCGCGGTACGTTTTGCATTCACACGGGCCACCGGGCGCGATGGATTCGAAACACATGCCGCACGCTATCGAGCGTGTCACAGGTTCCGGTCAAAGCGTGAGCTTGAGAAGCTGGAGATCGTCGACGGGCGGTCTTCGTGTTGAATTGTCTGGAGCCGATATGGCCCAGTTTATATCACGCAACATCCCACGCGGAATGGCTGCACAGCTTCGAATTGGCTTTGCGGGGATGAGCTACGAAGAATTCGAGCCGGTCGGGCTGTATCAATACCGGGGCTTGTCCGGGTCTCGTAATTCGTGGGTGATGGACTTCGACGGCATACAGTCAGCACTGCAGGCGCCGGGCTCTGTCTCGTTGTCGGCTCAATTCATGAAGCAGGCCGGGGAGTCTGTCGTCATCTCCTCACCGTGGGGCGTCACAAACAGCACCATATACAGCGGCATGCCATTGAGTGACTTCACGTTGGATACTGGGGACGCGGGCCTAATGTATTGCCAGCCCACGACCGGCGATCCGTTTTATCTCAAATTCACATCAGCAGCAGGCACGACGATTGACGTTTTGACCACAAACGTGATTGGCACAACCCGCGCCGCGATGGCCGCAGGAGACACGATTACCGCGCTTGGTTACGTGAGCGATGACGTGCCGGCAGTCATGCAGAAGCTGCTATTCGGTGGCCTGGCTGGCTCGGGTACGATGCCGGCTGAATGGTCGATGGGTGTTGATTTTGGATCGGACGCTGTACACAACAGCGATATCGCCAATTGGAGAAGTTTGTGGCTAACCGAATATGGTGATTTCGATGCTGACTTCATCACCCACGAGCCCTTAGGTAATCCATACCGAGCGCTGGAGGAATTTATGGCCTCGTTTGGGGCGTGGCTTGTGGTCAAAGAGGGCCGCCTGTCGTGGCGTTTTGTTCAGGCGCTTGTGCCGTTCGGGTCTACTGGACGAAAGGCGATAGTGACGCACGAGATCACAGATCAGGACATCGCGGGCGAAGAGGGGTACACGCTGTATCATCCAGACTGTCCCACCGAGTTTTTCCAGTGCAAATTTGGAAACGGGAGCACCAGTTACAGCGACGGCGGATCGATTGGGACGGCGCCAGGTCTCTTCAGGCTGGATCACGAATCCAAAGGCCGCGTCTATGATGAGGGCGGAGCGACAACGAACAGGAATGCAGCATCAGCCAACATATCGCAGCGGCTCGGCCCTTGGTACACTCGAATCCCTGACTCGATGCGGCTAACGCTTGCAAGCTGGAAATTTGCCGATCTTGTTCCGGGTGATGTGGTTTCTGTGCAGTCTGACTATCTTTTGAACATGCTCAATTCTGTAGAGACCATGTTTGGATCTGTCAAGATGAAGCGTCACACTGGCACCCCATACATGGTCACCGCTGTCGATGTTGACTGGGACGGATTCACCGTCAACGTTGAACTGTCGTCGCCACCCTATTCTAATTCTCGTTACTCATAGCCTCTCAGGAGCACACACCATGGCATCTACACTTTCAGGCGCCGCCTTTCCCGAGGCCGTCCGCATCACCCTGGGCGGCTCTAATGTCCAGACCCAGCTAAACATACCCCATACGGCCTCAACGCTGTCTGTGCGCTACCTGACGAACTCGGGCGCAATAGCCTTCGCAGGTAGCGACGGCGGCACACTGGGCGCGGCCTACATTTCACTCGATGCCGATTCATGGGCGGAGATCAGTCTTGCTGATGGTATCAATTCATCCAAAGGCGTCACAGCCGTCTACCTGTCCAGCGCGACCGGTAGCACAGTTGTCGAAGCCATGATCGAGGGCTGAAACAATGAAAGTATCAAAAAGCTCATCGGGGCAACCAGAATCTGCAGACTTGACCGCTCTTTCATCGTGTGAGACCGGCGGAGCGGCGGCGCTTGCGGCGTTGACTGCTACCGAGATCGCCATTCTGGACGGCGCTGCATTGTCTACGACTGAGCTAAACTACGTCGACGGCGTGACTAGTGCGATCCAGGCACAAATCGACAGCAAGAGTCCTACAGTGGGCAGCGGCAGTATCGTAACAACCGGAGCACTGAACGCGGGCAGCATCACCAGCGGATTCACTTCTATCGATGTGGGCAGCGGGGGAATTACCACGACCGGCGCTGTAGGTACTGGACCGATCACAACGGCGCTATCAGGGCCGACAGCTATCCTGATCAATCAGGACTACTCGAACACCGATGCGGCCACGATCGTCTGTCTGGATGTGGACTTCGACAAAACCGGAGCAAGCATTAGCACTAACAGCATGATCGGCGTGAATGTGGACATGGACAGCGTCGCCGCGACCGGTGGCACAAATAGCATGACGGGAATCAAAGTGACCCCAACATGTACCCAGGTATCAGGAACCGGTGGCACGTTTACTGTGAAGGGTATGGAAGTGATTGCGACGGGGTCAAGCGCTCCGGAGTCGTCCACCGTGCGCGCGCTGGATCTGACAAGTCAGGGCGGAGACTACTCCCAAGGAATCAGTTTGACAACCGATGACGCGACGGGCTGGGACATGAAGATCCTGTCATCTGCCACGGTTGCAGATTTCTGCACAATCAAAGTCGTGGGAAACGGCGCGACAGAGATTAAAACGGTTCACGGCAGCGGTTCAGATGCTGATTTGAGTCTTGACGTAGACGGCTCTTTCGACGTTGTCGCTACCTCTGCATCGTTTGCGGCGGATGTCAGCATTGCAGAAGCGAAGCATTTTAACATAGCAGCGCCATCACTACCGACCACTGACCACACGTCGACCGGGCTCTCTGCGCAGATGCTCGCGGGAGAAGAAATTTTAGCTTTTCAGACGGTTTGCATCAGTACCACGGCGGGCGATGTGATCGTTTCTGATAGCAATGCAATCGGAACAATGCCGGTTGTCGGAATTGCAACGGCCGCGATCAGTAACGATGCCACGGGATCCATCTTGCTCAACGGATTTATTCGTGACGATTCGTGGTCTTGGACAGCGGGAAGCATCTTGTACGCTTCCGAGACAGCGGGCGCGATGACTCACACCGCCCCCACAACGT